ATTGATTGTGGATTAGAAAAGCCACTCTATGACATTGAAATAAAACACCAGAGGTAAGGGAATGGATATGACAGTACTATTTTGGCTTGTGTCGCTTGCAATCGGTGTTATAGGCGTGACTATGTGCTTGGTTAAGTATGCGCTGATTAAAATAAGTCAACTCTTAGATGATGATGATGAGGGTTACTTTTGATGGCATTGAAAGTCAGCAACAAGAATAGAAAGAAGAAAGTTAAGTTTAAAGCTGATGAAAGTTCTTATAAATATTTAGAATATAAACAATAACTTATAGTCAATAGCTAATGTAAGTTATAATAAAGTTTATATAAATGATTGATTTAACACTATATGTAGTATAATGAAGCCAAGTTAATGCTATATGTAGTGTATTTATGCCCACATCCGAACATCTTTTGGATCAACTAAAGCGGCACGAAGGCTTCCGGAAACGGGTTTATATTTGTAGTGCTGGTAAGGAAACATGCGGCTATGGTTATAATCTTGAGGCTAACCCACTTAATTTATCTAGTATTGAAATATCCCAAGCACACACAAAAGGCATTAATCATGTAGAAGCAGAACGACTGCTCAAGCTCATGATTACTCAATGCCGTCACCAACTCGAAGTAACCCTGCCATTCTTTTCTAAACTCGACACAGTACGCCAAGATGTATTAATCAATATGTGTTTCAACATTGGTTTGGCTGGACTACTCAAGTTTAAGAAATCATTACTGCTTATTGAAGCTGGAGAATACTCACAAGCATCTATTGAGTTACTTAATAGTAAGTGGGCTAAAGACGTTAAGGGAAGAGCATTAGAGCTATCAACTCAGATGAAGAAGGGTGAGTATGGCTCTTGATCCTTTCACAGCAGGATTTGATTTAATCAAGACTGGACTCGACAAGTTCTTCCCTGACGCTGATACAGAGTTAAAGGGCAAGCTCGCAGAAGCAGCAAGTGAAATCAACAACGCTTATCAGTTACAACTCTCACAGTTAGAAATCAACAAGGTCGAAGCAGGAAGCGCATCATTATTTGTAGCAGGATGGCGACCAGCAATCGGTTGGGTTTGCGGAGTTTCATTACTCTATGCAGCATTAGTTGAGCCTATCGCTCGTTTCATTGCTACGGTTCTGTTTACTTACACGGGCATGTTCCCGATCATCAACACTGAATTAACCCTGCAAATACTCTTAGGTCTCCTTGGCTTGGCTGGTATGCGCTCGTTTGAAAAATCAAAAGGAATTACTAAATGAGTGACAGCTCTATCTTAATGCCAGTTATTGGTGGCCTTATATCAGTTTTAATCATGATAATTGGTTGGAGTGCTAACCAACTTAATTCAAGACTAACCGACATAAACGAAACGCTGATCTCAATCGAGCGTGATATACGCAAAGAACTCAGTGCTATCGAATCTCGGCTATCAGTTGTGGAAAGCAGGCTCAAGTAGATGCTCACGCCTAAGCAAGAAGCCTTTGCAATAGCAGTAGCAAGCGGAAAGACGCAAGCTGATGCTTATCGAAGTGCTTATGATGTCAAGGCAACTACTAAGGCAGAGACCATTCAAAAAAGAGCTAGTGAGTTAATGACGGACGGGGAGGTTTCGGGTAGGGTTGATGAACTCAAGAAACCTATCATTGAAGCCGCTGGAATCACACTAGAGTCTCACCTTGCCAGACTAGAACACTTAGGCAAGAAAGCAGAAAAGGCTGAGAGTTACACGGCTGCAATATCAGCTGAAGTAGCGAGAGGCAAAGTAGCACAGCTTTATACAGATAACATTAACGTCACTGGTAACTTTAATGTGGGAATCAAGATCAATGGTAAATAACATTGACGCTGATATAGACATCCCTATGAAGCTGATGCCATTCCTTGAACCTATGCGCTATAAAGTGGCTTACGGTGGACGCGGATCGTCTAAGAGCTGGACAGTTGCACGCCTCCTCATTGTTAAAGCGATAGAGAAGCCAACTCGCATACTCTGTGCCAGAGAAATGCAAAACTCCATACAAGAATCTGTCCACTACTTGCTTAAAAAACAGATAGAAGAGATGGGCTTTTCTGATCTGTTCACTATCCAACAAAGTCGTATCACTTGTAAGAATGGCAGTGAGTTTGTTTTTGCTGGTATCCGTCAACAATCAATCGTCAATCTTAAATCATTTGAATCGTGTTCTATCTGTTGGGTGGAAGAAGCCCAAGTAGTCACGAAGAAATCATGGGATGCTTTAATTCCTACCATTCGTGCGCCAGGCTCAGAGATTTGGATCACCTTTAACCCTGAGTTAGATACAGACGAAACCTATCAACGCTTTGTACTCAATCAGTCTGATGATTCCTTTGTCGTTAATGTCAATTACTCTGATAACCCTTGGTTTCCCGAAGAATTAGAGAAGGAACGCATAAGCTGGTTAAAGCGCGATCCCGAAGGTTACAAGACAGTTTGGGGCGGTGAATGTCGGCCTGCTGTGGAAGGTGCAATCTATGCCCATGAAATAGCCAGACTGTTACTGGATAAACGGCTTTGCAATGCACCATACGATCCGATGCTAAAAGTCCATACCGTCTGGGATTTGGGCTGGAATGATTCCATGTCAATCGCTATGGTGCAACGCTCAGGTTCTGGTGAAGTCAGAGTTATTGACTATATCGAGGACTCACATCGCACACTAGACAGCTATGTCGATGAACTGCGTAACAAATCCTATAACTGGGGAACCGATTACATTCCTCACGATGGCAGAAGCCGAGACTTTAAGTCTGGTAAGTCTACGGAAGAGATACTACAGCAGTTAGGTCGTAGCGTTACCGTTCTTGGTAGGGATGATGTCGAGGAAGGCATACGTTCAGCGAGACTTATGTTTGGCAGAGTCTACATCGATCATAAGGCAGCAATGCTACTTAACCAACTCAAACGCTATCGTAGAACACAGAATCAATCAACTGGTACATTCGGTGCGCCTTTACATGATGACAGTAGCCACGGTGCTGATTGCTTCAGATATATCGCAATGAGTGAGCCTGACATGACTAATGATACTTGGAATGTAGGTCGGTTGGACTATTCGTACTTAGAAAGAGGAATTATTTAGATGGCAAAAATGACGGATAGTGAAATCCTAACGATCATCACTAATGAGATGTCGAACGCTAACATCACCACGAATACTGCGCCATCCTTGCAAGTACCGCTGAGTTATTACTTAGGGCTTCCGTTAGGCACTGAACAAGAAGGACGATCCGCTATTGTGTCAACTGACGTGGCTGACAGCATAGAATGGATAATGCCTCAGATCATGCGCTCTTTCACACAATCAAATGAAGTCGTAGTGTTTGATCCTGTTAACGAAGGTGATGAGCTACAAGCACAGATAGAAAGTGAGTATATCTATGACGTATTGATGAAGCAGAATGACGGCTTCACCTTGATTCACCAGTTTGTTAAAGATGCCTTGATGCAGCGTAACGGTATCTTAAAAGTCTACTACGAAGAAGCCGAAGAGGTTAAGACTTACAACTACACCGGATTAAACGAAGATCAACTCGCTATCATCTTGAACGAGAAGAACGCTGAGATTATTGAGATGTCTCCGGTTGAGATACCTTCTGACGATCCCATGCAACCACCCAGCATGAGCTTTGACGTTAAGATCAAGGTATCCGACAACATCGGTAAGATTTGCATTGATCCAGTAGCGCCCGAAGAGTTCCGCGTCAACTCACAGCATAACAATATCAGCCTAGCTAATGCCCGTTTCACTTGCCACATCGTCAACAAGACGCTCTCTGATCTACGAGAGGAAGGTTACAAGGACGAGGACATAGAAGAACTGGTTAGCTCCGACTTGTTGCGTTCTGCTTACCGTTTCAACATGCAAGGTGAGTCTACCCAAGTTCCTTCAGTAACAACAGGCGATGAAGCAAACCGACTGATAGAGATTGCTGAGTGTTATCTAAAACTAGATATAGACGGCTCAGGTATTACACAACTCATGAAGATTACCGTTGCTGGTGTCGATACGCCCACGTTGATTCTATCTAAAGAGTCAGTCGACAGTGTGCCTTGGATTACCACCACAGCGATACTGATGAGTCATAAGTTTCAGGGCTTATCAATCTTTGATCGCCTCAAGTCTATCCAAGATAACAAGACCGCCATAATCCGCAACATCATGGATAACATGTACTTGCAGAACAATCAGCGCAATGTCGTGCTAGAAGGTCAAGTCAACCTTGATGATTTATTGGTCTCTAGGCCGGGTGGATTGATTCGTGCTAAACGTCTCGATGCCATTATGCCGCTTGCTACTCCAGCACTCGGCTCAAGTGCGTTCGATATGATGAAGTATCTGGACGAAGTACGCGCAGGAAGAACAGGTGTGTCAGCAGACGGCACAGCAAGTCCAGAAGATATTGGTGATGGGATTGGCTCCCAAGGTGTCGCTCGTATCATGACGGCTAAAGAAGAGTTAGTCGGCTTAATCATTCGCGTCATCTGTGAGACTGGCATCAAACCTTTATGCGAGAAGATCAGAGACTTGGTGACTGAGCATGTCGATACCATCCAAGACTTTAAATTCAGAGGTCAGTGGGTGAAAGTTAACCCGGCAACTTGGCCCACTCGCACTAAAAGTACAGTCAGAGTGGGAACAGGTACAGGTGACACACAAGCTAAGTTAATGGCGATTCAACAGATACAAATGCTACAAGAAAAGATCATGGCTATCCCTGGTCAGGCCTTAACTAATCCATCAAAGATATACGCAACAATAGACGACTTCTGCAAGTTCTCTGGTCTTGATTCAGCCAACAAGTATTTCGTTGATCCAAACAGTCCACAAGGACAGCAACAGACACAGCAAGCAGGACAGCAACAGCAACAACAGCAACAGCAAGCACAGCAAGCACAGATGGAACAGATGCGTATGCAAGCTGAACTGGCTAAGAGTGCTACGACTACTGCTGAAGCACAGATGCAGAATGTGACTATGAAAGGTCAAGTCGAGATGGCTAAACATCAACGGGAAATGGAGCAGCAAACATTTAAGGCGCAACTCGCAGGACTGACGGCAGAACTTGAGAAAGCCAAGGCTGGTCAAGGTGCTGAAAAAGACATGGAGGAAATGCAGTTTAAGTACGAACAACTCTATACCCAAGTGGCACTCAAGCTAACCGAGATAGAGGCCACATCTGCGACAAATCAAGACGCTAACTACATCAACAACGAAGATATCATCGAGCAAGATGATCGAGGCATGTATGACAGTTGAGGAGCAGATTGAATTGGGTGGACGTGCTGAACGGGCTTACCACAGCTACTTCAAGGCTTATATCGAGAATAGATACGAGGGCTTGTACGAACAGTTCAAGTCTGATGAAGCAGAAGAATTACTGGCTATAAAGGCCGAACTAAAGGCGATCCAAGTAGTTGAACGTGACTTACTGAACGCCATTGACACTGGGCGACTTGCCCGTTTGCAAACACAGGACACATTATAAATGAGTGAAGAATCTACTACTTCAACGGCTGAACTATCAAGTGATGCTGGAAGCGTAAATGCTGTTGACCAAATATCTGAGCTGTTGTTTGGCTCTGAAGAACCCGTTGTAAAAAAATCTAAGAATGACGAATCGGAGGAGGCTGATACCCAACCAGATGATTCTACTCAAGACGAGGATGAAGTTACAGAGGAAGAAGAAGAGGACGCAGATGCGGAATCGGATGAAGAAGTAACCTGGGCGAAAACCTTGGGCGTAGATGAGAAGAATGTTGTTCTCGATGAGGACGGTAATCTTTCTGGTATCAACGTCAAAGTCGATGGCAAGGTTGCTACAGTAGGCGTTAAAGACTTGATTGCTGGCTATCAGTCCAACAAAAGCAATACCAACAAATCTAAATTACTGGCAGATGAGCGCAGGGAATTTGATGAAGTGAAGTATGCAGTTGTGGGCGAATACACCAAGAAGATCGAGACCATTGATGCGCTAACTGGACATTTAAAGAAGAACCTACTCGGTGAGTACGCGAATGTCGATTGGAATAAGCTGAGATACGAAAACCCTGGTGAATATGCAGCCGCAGTTCAAGACTTTAATTTCCGCAATCAGGAAATAGAAAGCATCACGAACGCAGTCGCTAATGAGCGTGGGGATATGAGTAATCAGATAGGTGCTGAACAACAGGCACTTAACCAAGAGTATGTAGTAGGCCAAGTAGAAAAGGTGCTGGAAAAGAATCCATCGTGGGCTAACCCCGATGAGTTTAAGAAAGCACTAGGCAAGATGACTGACTTTCTAGGATCAGCGTATGGATTTTCGCAACAAGAGTTTGCCAATATCCAAGATGCTCGTCTGCTAGAAGTTGTGAAAGACGCTATGGCGTACAGATCGAGTAAAGAGTCGGCCAAAACCAAGATGGCGGTAAAGGTTCCCTCGTACCAAAAGAGTACCGGAAAGTCATCGAAAACAGTAAGCAAGCTCCAACAACTGACACAGCAAGCTCATAACGCAAAAGGTTATAGCAAACGTGCAGCTGAAACAGATGCCGTAGCAATGTTGCTCGGTGGATTATAAATTAATTTAAGGGTATCGAAATGAGTACAGCAAATTTAGACGCAGCAACGCTTAAGGGCGTAGTTCGTGGCGGTTTAATACGTGAGGATGTCATGAATGCCATCTGGGATATATCTAAAATCCCATTGCCATTCACTGACGCAGTAGGTTCTGAAACATCTAAGAACCCGTACAAAGAGTGGACTACTGATGCACTAGCTGCACCTAACTTAACCAACGCAGTAATTGACGGTTCTGATGCGTCAGGTAACAACACTGTATTGGGCTTAAGAGTCGGTAACCATCACCAAATCTCTACTAAAGTGGTTCGTACCTCTTTTAGAGCTGATGATTCGGATGTAATTGGTCGTACTAAAGAATTGAGCTACCAAATGATGCGTAGACAACAAGAGCTAAGACGTGACGTTGAAGCGATTGTACTGACTAACCAAGCCTCATTTGCTGATACAGGCTCTGCGGCTGGTAAGGCTGGTGGTTTACCAACTTGGTTGACTACTAACTTCTCTGCTGGTGCAACTGGCGCTGTTGGTGGTTTTCAGTCATCTGGTGTAACTGCATTGCGTACTTACGGTACTAGTCGCGCATTGACTGAAACATTGGTTCGTGACGCGGTTCAGTCTGTTTATACGCAAGGTGGCGATCCAAGCATCATGATGTCTGTGCCTGGCACTATTCGTAAGTTCAGCGAGTATTTATTTACTTCATCTGCAAGAGTAGCAACTCTAATGTCAGATCAAGGCAAAGATGCTTCTGCTGCAACTGCGTTAGGTTCTGTGAATGTTTTCGTAACTGACTTCGGTACTTTAAAGTTAGTGCCTAACCGTTTACAAACTCCTTATGTCGGTACTCCTGGCAGCACTACTGGTGTTTATTCGTCTGCAGGTACGTCAGCAGACGTGTTCATCATCGATCCTTCTTACTTAGCCATGACTTACATGAAAGGCTATAGAACAGAAGAATTAGCTAAAACTGGTTTGGCTGAGAATCGTCAAATGTCTGTTGATTGGTCATTGATTTGTAATACTGAAAAATCTCACGCAATTATTGGTGACATCACTATTGCATCTGCTGTAACTGCATAACATTGATGGCCCATCTTAATCGGTGGGCCATCTTTACGAGGAATTAAAATGGCTGAAGCTAAAGAAGTAAAAGCAAAAACAGTAAAGGTGAAGAATATCTGGGAAGCACCTATCAATTTCGAGACTTGCACACTAGCACCAGGCGAAGAGGGAACTATCTCCATCGCTGAAGCAGAAGCACTCTCAGCCTACGTTCAGAAGGTATAGTTATGGATAGCGTCATCAAGAGCGAGATGCACTATGACAACCACTCAAACACGCTGACGCATATCACCTCTCAGCCTACTGAGAAGCTCATCCTTGCACGAAATGCACAGATGCGGAATAACCCTGGCATATTGCATGACTTGGGCGCTCAGAGTGGCGAGTCTTTTGGAAGAATGGTGGCGACAATACCGTTCATCATGTTCGAGAAAGCGATCAGGGATGGCTTCGATTTAAATTGCCCTGACAGCAAGATAGCAGGGCGTGAGATGAACCGTTTCCTCCAGTCATCGGACGGCAAGCTGTGTCTTGTACAAGGTAAAAGCTGATGCGTAAATTCTTAGACTTGGCGAGATGTGCGTGGGCAGGAACAAAGAACCCTCACGGTGGACGATTAGGGCTGAAAGGACTCGGCAAGACGCAGATCGTTACGCCTTTATTGGTAGGGATGACACTCGCACAAGCCACCAATGCTTTGCAATCGGCTGGCTTAGTATTAGGCACAGTAACACTCACAACTGGCCCAGTCACAGCGCAAAGCACAGCAGTCTATACAAACGTCAATCGTGGCACTGTCATCAACATTACCCTTACTTCATAGGATTAGAAATGGCCGCATCTGTCTATACAAAATATACCGCTGGCGTTGAGTCACTACTAGAAGGGACAAACGCTGATACAGACGTTTGGAAAGTGGCGCTATCTAATGTCATCGACCTAGCAGATACCACTTTCACGGCTGGCACATCAGATTTACCGACCGATGGAGGCTATACCGCTGGTGGTAATACTTGTACCACTACCTCATCGTCACAAACAGGCGGTGGGTTCAAGTTAATACTAGGCAGCCCCTCAATATGGACAGCAACAGGCGCAGGATTTACCTTCCGTTATGCCATTTTATATAACTCAACTTTAAACGTGCCAATAGGTTCTTGGGATTACGGAGCAAGTCAAACACCAACGAATGGTGAGACACTACAAATTGTGCTTGATCCAACAAATGGCGTATTTCAAGTAACTTAAGGAATTAAAATGGCACTCGTACTTGCAGATCGCGTTCGTGAAACAACCACAGTTACTGGCACTGGCGCTATAACTTTATTGGGTGCTGTTACCGGGTATCAGTCGTTTTCGACTATCGGAGATGCTAACACAGCTTATTACTGTATTGCTGACCAAGGTGGGGCTAATTGGGAAGTAGGTATTGGTACTTATACGGCTTCAGGAACTACACTTGCTCGTACCACAGTTTTATCCTCTTCCAATGCGGGTTCCTTAGTAACATTTACTGCTGGTGTTAAAGACGTATTTGTAACATATCCTTCTTCAAAAGGTCTATGGAAAGATGCTTCAGGTAATGCTATTGGCTTAGGAACACCTGCTGCATTTGTTGCCACTAACGTAACAGGATTGCCTTTATCAACAGGCGTAACAGGAACACTCCCCGTAGCCAATGGCGGTACAGGTGTCACTACATCTACAGGAACTGGCAGTACAGTATTAAGCGCATCACCTACATTTACAGGCACAACAACCGCAGCCAACCTAGCCTACACAGGCACACTCACAGGTGGCACAGGCGTAGTTGCCATTGGCACAAACCAGATATACAAAGATGCCTCCGGCAACGTGGGGATTGGTACGAGTAGTCCCTCAGCAAAATTATCCATTATAGGTAATATTACGCAGAATACTACCTTATCCGCTTGGAATGCTCCAATAACAGTTTTTCAACAAAACACCGCTTCATTTTGGACCAATGGATTAACCACAGTTATTGGTCATAATGTTTTGTATGGTACAAGTTATGCGGCAACTCGTATAGGTACAGGCTATTCATCAACCTTAGGTTTTAATATGGATGGTGCAGGCAGTATGGACTTCATCAATTATGGAACAGGGGCTGCTGGAGCCGCATTATCATCAAGTGTTGCTATGCGCATCGACTCCTCCGGCAACGTAACCCTACAAGAAAATATCTCGGTAGGCGGTGCAGCACCAACAACAGTTGGAACAGGAATAACCTTCCCTGCGGCAGTGGACGTAAGTTCAAACGCCAACACTCTGGATGACTATGAAGAAGGAACTTGGACTCCAACTTATACCGGATTTACCATTACATCAGGTACTTCTTCCACTAGGTACACAAAAGTGGGGAGGATGATAACTGCAAATATACAGATCAATGCATCATCTGTGTCCTGTACTGCTGCTGCAACTTTTACTTTACCTATTGCAGCCACTACATATTCGACTGGGGTTGCTTCAACCACCTCTGCCAGCAGTGCTATTCTTGTAACTGGCGCAGCGGCTACTGTAATTGCTGCAATCGGAGCGGCTGGAAATTTAGCCCTCACTATTACTTATCAGCTTGCATCATAGGAATAAAAATGGCAATCATAGAACAAAAAATATTATCACAAGTCAACGCATTACCTGATCTTCAGGTGTTCAACGTGCAGTGGACAAATCAAATCATAAAAGACGGTGAGATTATCGCTTCAACCTACGAACGTAAATGTTATGCAATAGTGCAAAAGGATGAGTTCCTTGCTGAAGTAACAGGCGCTGTTGACTATGCAAAAGCGATTGGCTGGGCGTAAGGAACGCTAATGCTAGGACTTTCATCATTTGCTGAAGCGCCATTCTGTAATATTTATAATAAGAAGGGGCTGATGTATGCAGGATATGGGGTTTATAACTACTCTGGTCAATCAGCTAGTAAATTTCTTGGGAGAGTTTTATTCACTCAAAATGGTACCTATAGCTATTCAGGTCAACAGGCTA